TTGTATATGTTGAGCCTAAATCAATATAAGTATCAAACTCATAAGTACCAGTCTTATCCAAACCACCATAAGCATCTAATAAAGTCCAAGTGTCCATCAGTCCAGTAAACGAATCAAACAAGGTATCTGCTTCAAACTTTAATATGCTATCAACCGCAATCATATTCGTCTTAGTACCAGTAAATGATGGGTGTTGTGTTGAAGTGGCTACAAAATTCATAGTGCTAATATTAGGCACAGTGGTAATCGAAAAACTCGTAGTTCCAACAGATTCATTACCAGTTGAATCAACAAACTTAGCCATATAAGTACCAGCCAATAATGGCAATACAGCAGTTGTGTTATGACCAGCAACAGCAGAGCCAATATCAGTAGATGATTCCCAAGTAGCACCACTCGTTAAATTAGAATGTCTGAATCTAACCTTACCACCAACCCTTACATCTAAGTCTGTTGCCAAATCCCAAGTGATATGAGCATTACCATAAACTATCGACATCTACTGGTGGTGTAGTTAAACCATTAACCGTTACATTACTTAATGTAGTATATGCTGAACTAACACCCATTGAGTTTATTGATTTAACCCTGAAGTCATAAAGCGTAGGGTCAACATCATCCAATCTTGCAGTAGTATTACTGGTAGTCGTTAAGAATATCCAATCACTATCAGCACTCTTCTTCCATTCAACCGTGTACTTCTCAACAAACTTATCCGTACTAGCAGTCCAAGATATAGCAACCCTAACCTTAACACCAGCAGAACCAATCGTGTCATATAAAGACTCAACAGTAGCCAAAGAAGTAGGTGCTACAACTGAAAAAGGGTCAGGTAAAGTTGTATCAGGAATATCATCAGCCTCAGTCTTAGTTGACCAAGGGTATATTGAATCTTGATGTTCAGTCAATTCTAAATCAACAGTACCATCCACCTTCAACATCATTCTTGCGATTCTAAATGGTTTAGCACTCCAAGCAGGTGTAGTATGCGTTACCCCAACAATATCGCCAATAGAAACCTGTAATGCCTCACTGGTACAATTAAACGAACAAATAATACCTTGTCTTGAACGCTTTAAAACAATCTCTGCTATATCTTCAGCCGTATAGATATTATTAATAGTAGATAGATTAATCTTCTTTTCTAATGGTATATTTCCATCTTCAGATAAATAAGTTGTGTACTCACTAGAACTAGCAGGTGGGTATTCAATTTGGTCTGCCTGATAATTATTAGCAGGATTAATATAAGTTGCTATTACCCTGTTATATCTATTCTTCTTATTGACACCATCAATCTGTATTCCACCAATAATGTGGTCTTCTGTGAAGGTATAAACTGATGAGCCTTCATCTTCTATCACCAAAGCATAAACACCTTGAGAATAAGGCATTAAGCCCCTCATTCCACTTAAAAGAATCTGAACATTACTCATTAATGATTTACCTGTGTCCAATACAGCGTGGCACTCAAATATATTCTGAGCATCACCACCGACAAACGGAGTTACATCTTCATCACACTTATTGGCAGCACTATTGAATAAAGTATCATCAATACTAGAAGTCGCTAAACCCTTTCCATATCTTGTATTAGTTAAATAATCTCTCAAACATAAAGCAGGATTGCTTGAATAAGCAGTAGTTGATGTTCTAGCATCATAAACCTTGCGACCTTTTACAATAGCGTGAATAGTAGGAATAGAACTATAAACATCTGAATCCCATTTCAATCTAATAGCCAAATAAGCAACGCCACTTAATTTATGATTTGAAGTCCAACTAATTCCTGCCCCTGTAAGCATTGAATCTGCTGATTGTCCATCAGTACCCAAATACTGGTTAATTGTTATAGTAGAACCCCATTGTGAATCAGTGGATATAACATCATCTAAATAAACACCTTCAATGGATTGAATCTCCCCCTCGCACAATACTAGAACAATATAAAGATACTCATTGTCTGTTCCCGAAGAAGAAACTAATACTCTTACACCACCGACCTTTCTTTGACCATAAACAACTGGTATTTGAGCAAGTGTAGAATCTTTATTAGCAAGTATTCCCTTGTTTTCAGCATCTAAATCAGGTGTATCAGGGGCATCAGGCGTTAACCAATCAATAACATCCCCAATAGCATCAATTATCATATCAAGTGGTCTTTTAACAAATACATCAAACGCCTTTTTTATAGGTCTTGTAATTGCTTTCCATACTTTACTAAAGAATCCCATTTATGGTCTGCCCCACTTAATATCTCTCACACTTGAACCCGAGAACTCAAATCCTTTATCACTAGAAAAGAATAATTTTTGAGAATTAGTATTCGTTCTACGACCTGATACCTTTTCAAAATCACCCCAATGTGAAGCGACTGATAATTCTATTGTACTTTCTTCTTCATCATCACCAATAGTAAACCCTGTTATTGTTCCATCATAAGTCAATAAAGGGTCGCCAATAATAGAATTAGAAGTGTCTAAAAAGGCTCTATAAATAAGAACCTGACGATTGATAATATCCTGACTTAACACGATTGAAACATAAGTCTGATTTACAGCCGATAAAGTTAATTTGATAGTACCAACCCTAACATTAGCCGATTCGCTAATATTTGATATGCCTAAGAAATGACCACCTGCTTCATAAGAATTACTACTATAAGTTATGTCGTGAAAACCGCTTGTCAAATAAACGGTTGAATCAAAAGCAATAGAGATTAATGTTACCTGCTGAAAATTATCCTTAGCAATTTCAGTAATAACATCAGCGTGTATCGTTCTGCTCATAACGACTCAACAAAATCCACATTGAACTTAACAAACTGATTAGTACCCATCTTATATTCTTGAGCATCTTTATCTAATCTCATAGTGAACGGAACATTATTAACAGTAATGGTTTCATTATCACTTAATGCTGTTATTATCTGTGGCTCAATAGTCAATGTAGTATTTCCACTTCCATCACTATTAGCATCTGAAACAACCATATAAACCTTATCATGTCCTGAAAACTTAATGAAATCACCAGCCTTCATAATTCCAGTAGTAGATACAGTCCAACCATCAGTAACAATCGTATTATCACCAATAGATTGAGCACCATTAACCAAAGGAGTTCCAGTGCCTACACCTCTTGGAACACTAATAATAGGCGGTATTACTGTGAATGTAGAATATTGTCCTCTTTTAGATATTATATAAGCCCATACAGGCATAAAGTCTGCTCTAGTCATAGGTGGATATGAAGCAGTAAAAGCCCATCTCTGTCCTGCTATTTTCCTTGATTGCATCCTACCACTTACAGTAGTTGATACTAATGTTGGTGAATCCGATTCTAAATTAACCGCTTCCCATACTGGGGTAGTTGGATAACTCATGCTAGACCTCTTTGACCTCTGTCATTCATTGCTTCATTTATCATACTTATAATCAATCCTCTTCTTTCTGATAATAATGAATCAAATCCAGCAGTATCATTTGCCACGATTGTAAAATTAACATCAGTATTATTAACTATTGTATTCTCAACTACTCCACCTGCTTTTTGTCCTTTAGTGTGATCAATAACAGTTTCATTTGGGTGCATTACAGCCATAAAACCACCCTTACCATCTACACCACCTGACCTTGAACCAGTACCAGTAAAACCACCACCATCAAACGACTTCATTAAAGCACTCACTGCCATAATTCCAGCAATAGCCAATAAAGCATTAGTACCGAATGATGCTAAAGAAGTCATCATAGCGGCAGGAGTCCAAGCCGCAGTTTCAATAGTAGCCGCAGTAACAGACGTTGTTGTCTTAGCGGCAGTACCCGAAGCGTGAATAGCAGTAGTTGATGCTTCAACCATACTAGCAGTAGCAACCTTTTGAGTACCAAATATCTTGTCCTTCACAGCATTAACTGCCATTTGAACACCCTCTTGTACTAAAGCACTAATCACATTATTTAAAATACTTTGACCAATCTTTTTTAAGGTCATATCTGACTTCTCACCATAGACAATCATCTTAGCAGTAGCATCACCAATGCTAGAAGCGAATGAACCACCTGCACCAAATATCTCTGCCATCTTCGTACCCATTCTGTCAAAGATACTACCACTTTTGGTAGCCATATCTTCCCACTTAGTATTAAAAGAAGTAGAAAATTCTTCTAGTCCTTTATTTAATGTTTGGAATATGCCGCCTTCTTCATCAATGATAATT